GTTTTCGCCTGTAGCACTTTCTAGTATAAGATTATTAGATGCTTTTATGAATAAGTTACCTGTTCCAGTGTCATCTATGTAACTATTGGCTCCGTTGTGATAAATCTGCAAGTCAGACCCAGCACCAAAGATGGCTTTGTCGTTGTCACCAAAGTTAATATTATCAGTAGTAGTTAAACCAGCAAATGATGGAGAGTCAGTAGTAGCTACTCCTTGATCAAGTGCCTTAACAGATGCTTCACTAGTTAGCTCTGAATCCATTAATGCACCAGCAGCAGTAACGTTAGTTGCGTCTGTTAGATCAGCACTGGCTTCTATACCAGCTAGTTTAGTAAACTGTGCATCAGTAAACGCATTAGCTTCTAACTCATAGGCAGCTTTAATTTCAGCACCTGTCTGATCTGCTGTTGCACTGGCTTCAATACCAGCTAACTTAGTTTCTTCAGCAGTAGTGTATGACGCAGTAGTGTTTGATAGAACAGTAGCAAACGCTTGTACTGTACTTCCTATATCTGAATCTAGTACAGCATCAGAACCTAAAGCTGTGTTGACATCAGAAGCAGAAAGAGTAACAACACCTGTTCTAGTATTAAAAGAAGTAACAGATCCTGAAATGCTAAAAGCTGCTTGATCCCAAGCTGAACCATCCCAAACAAATAACTGATTGATAGAAGTGTTCCAATACAAAGCTCCAGTTAAAAGAGCATCACCATCGTTGTCAACTAATGGAGCAGATGCCTTAGCGCCTAAGTATCTGTCATCAAATGAATCATAAGATAAAGCAGCGTTAGTTTCTGATGTAGCTGCATTAGTTGCTGATGTAGCTGAAGACGTAGCAGAACTTGCTGCATTAGTTTCTGAAGTAGACGCATTGCTTGCTGACGTAGCAGCATTAGTAGCAGACGTAGCAGCAGCCGTTGCAGAGTTAGCTGCATTAGTTTCTGAAGTTGCAGCATTAGTTGCAGATGTAGCTGCACTGCTTGCAGATGTACTTGCATTAGAAGCAGACGTAGCAGCATTAGTTTCTGATGTAGATGCAGCAGCAGCAGAACTAGCAGATGCTGTAGCAGATGTTGCAGAATTACTTGCAGATGTAGAAGCGTTAGTTGCTTCAGTAGCAGCAGTAGTGGCAGAAGAGGACGCAGCAGAAGCAGAAGCAGCAGCTTCAGCAGCTTTAGTTGTGGCTACGGTAGCCTGACTAGCAGCGTCTGTTGTAGCGTCTCCTGATCCACCTGGTCCTCTATAAATAGCCATTATACGTCCTTACTTAGTTGCGATATACATCGTGACTTCAAAACCAAATCTCATTTCAGTGTATTCAGGTTTAGTCCACATAGTGTTTCCTTTGTCGTAGTTTAAGTAGTTGTTGTTTCTTGTAGTTATTTAGTGCGTTCTTACGGCAGTAGTCTGTCCAAGACATAACACCCTCCTATTTAAAGAAAGATGCGTTCCTTCGGTTTCCCTACTTCCGTCCTAATGGATGAACGAACAATAATAAAAGCTCCCCAGACCTTGTGAGCCTGGGGAGTTACCTACTTAATTAAGCAGGAACAGCTAGAGCAACAGCAGAGCTATCACGCAACTCAGCTACACCGTAAAGCATATCTGATGTAAATAGCGTACCGAGGTACTCTTGCTTGTACTGGGTCTGTGAACGTACGCCCATCTGCTCTGCAAGAACAAAAGCATCCTTGTGAGCCATGAGACAAATACGGTCAGCACCAGAGTTACCTGCAGCAGTGTCAGCATTAGTAGTTACATATACTTTAACACCGTATACGTCACCTACCTGTCCATTACGGATTGTGTTTCCGTTTGATACATCACCAACAAATGCTTGCTCAGTGAATCGAGCTAGACTCATAAGAGTGTTACGAGTTGTTGGAGGAATAATCAAACAACGATCTGTCATTGGAACGTCAGCATCATCAAGTCTTTGGATTGATCTACGGATACCAGCATCGCCCAATGCAGCAGCATTAGAAGATGTTGAGTTGTAGACTGTTGTACCGTTAGAACCAATGAAAGCATTAGTTGCAGTAGCTGATGTAGAGTAATCAGTGCCTGAACCAACTGCACGACCAAGCTGAACCAAGTCAGTATCGACTTGCTTAGCAAGAGCGTAACCAGCGTCATCAGTGTAGAACTTTCGTAGAGAGCTTAGAGCTTGTGTCTCAACGATGTCCTCGATCAAACGTGAGTACTCGTAGTGCTTGTTGATAAGAACTTGCTGTTCTGTCTCAGTTGCTGCAATCAAGGTAACCTGAGTAGAAGCTGCCTTTACAGATGCAGAACCACGAGTAGGCTTCGGAATGTGAAGCGTATCGCCCTTCTTACCTTTGAAAGACATTTTAGAGAACAAGTTTGCAGCTACAAGATTTTGCTTATATGCTGCGATGATTTCGTCACTCCAAATCTCTGGGATAAATTTATCCGCAGTGGTCTTGGTGACATGATTAGTACCTAGTGCCATTTTTTATTTCCTTTCAATTATTTGACACGCCCTTCCGCATAGGCAGCCATAATTTCATCTGACATAGCTTCGTAACGTGCGGGATCACGTAAACGTAAATTAATTAAATCTGATCTACGATAGACTTTTCTTGAACTCGGTGCAGGTGAACCAGTATCTACTGCAGCAGCTTTCAGACTTTTAGATGTTTCTTCCTTTAAATCAGAAGCAGAAGTTTGATTAACTGTATTCATTGTATTCCACGTAGAGATTAACTCTTGTGCAGAATCATAATCATACTGTTGATGCGCTTCACTAAACAATCTAGTTCTAACTGGTGATGCTTTAATCCAATCAAAAAATTTAGTATCGTTTATTACTTCATCAAAATTAGGAAAGGTTTTCTTAAGCCTTTCAGTTACCTGTTGTTGTTTATATTCAAAAGCATTTAACTGTGCTTGTTGAATAACAGGATGGTTATCTACAGCTTTATTGATTGCCTTTACAGGGTCTTCAAAATAACTATCTTGTATTTCAGTTTCAGTTTGTTGTGGGGTTTCTACAGCTTTCTTTTGAGAGATTTCCCTTTTGATTAGTTCGTCAGCTAGTCTTCTAACTTCGCCAACTTCTTGAGCTTGTTTACCAATTAACTTCTCAGCTTCTTGGTGCATCTTAACAATGTCCTCAACAGACTTGCCTTGATACTTATCAGGTATTGTAGGTTTTTCCTCAGCAGCAGATTCTTCTACTGTATTTGGTTCCTCTTCTACCGTTAGCTCTTCTTCGTCTATACTATCTAAACTTAGTGCTTCTTCAAATGGGTCTTCAAACTTAGCCATGTAATCTCCTGTCACGTTTGTGATTTTAGGAATTAAAAAATATCACCAGACGCTAACCCTCTCTGCGCTTATTGGCAATTCTTGTTGCTTCTTCGTGCTTCCTAGCCCAAGCATCGGCAGCAGTCGGGAAGTCTCCAGTGACTCCTTCTAGTGCAATGCGTGGTGCTGAAATAACACGAAGCGACATACACTGACAAACCGGACACTCAACAGCGTTTACCGTCTCATCAATATATTCTTCTGTGACATGACCTTCGCCACATCTAAATTCATACATTCTCTTCATTGTTTAGCTGCTCCCAGGCTTCTTCAGAAAGTTGTTTAAGAGTTCTAATCCAATGAAGGACATCTAACTGTCCCTTACGAAAGTTTAAATCCTCAAGGCTTTGTGTAGCCATAAGGTTATTTCTTTCTTCAATCATTACTTCAACATCTGCCAACAAATCTTTGTAACCTTTTGTTAACATCATATTGAAGCGTTCTTCGTAATATGTCTGGAGTTCTTTATCCAAGCGGAGTTCTCCTTTAGTTGTAAATAAGAATCATTCTCATTTAATGTTTTGCATTATACCACACTTTTAATAAAAAGTCAAGCATTGTTTGGCATCATTTGCTGAGTTACTATCTTTTCATTTGATTCCATTTCTCTTTCTTTAAGAATCATCTCAGCAGCTTTAACACGTTTATCAAACTCATTCTTATCACGAGTATTAATATTAGCTGATAAACTTCTAACTAAATCAGCTTTTACTTTATCGTCAAGCAGTGATGCTTCTACTAATAACTTCTGTGCTCTAGCTTGTGCTTCTTGTGCATCTGCAGCAGACTCTTGCGCTCTAGCGTTTAACTCATTAGCTTGAGCCTGTACTAGACCCATCTGTAACTGCTGCGCTTGCTGTTGCATTTCTTGTGCTTGCGGATCAGGCTGAGACATTTGATCTAACTGCATCATTAACTCTTCTTTGTTTACTAAACTAGAAGTAGCAATAATACTTCTTAGTAAAACAGGAACAATAGGTGAGTCAGGCCCAAGTGTTTGCATCAAACCAATAAGCTGTTGTTGTTCGTGTTCTTTAGCAATAGCACCAACAGAAGACAGTGTAGTAAACTTAAAGTCTTGCATTGGATAACGGTTAGGATCAAACTGCATATAACGATACGCAACCTTCTTAACCATTGGAATGATGAAGTCATCCTGAAACGAAGCCATTGCCACACGATTCTTCTTGACAATAGCAGACATAGCTAACGACATACCCATACCGTTGTTTTGCCCTCCACCTCCTGCTGCGCTCTTGACCAACTCTGCCGAGTCTAGTGTGCCTGTTGCTTGCAGCAGCATTGCTTCAAAACCTTTTGCTGTTTCATAGTTTGAAGCATCCGTACTACCGAACTTAAACGGTTGTAAGATTTCTGCAGGGTTACCATTAGTTAGGATGTTTTTACCAGGTCTAACCTCGAACTTCATACCTCTCGGTAATCTTGTAGCATCAATACCCATCATAGGTGCAGTTGTTAGGGCTAGGGAGTCCATGTGGCTGCGTAGCTGGGCATCAATAGCCTTTTGCATGTTGTACCCCTTCTCGACTGTTCCAACGCCATAGAAGAGTCCTGGACGAACCTCAGGTCTATATGCAATGATAGGTCTGTCTTCCATCATGTATGGAGACTTTTCTGCTTTTAGTAGTGTTCCGTCATTTGCAATAACAATAATTGCTTCTACTAGATCAGAAACAGTATCTGCAGCAGAGTTCTCAGGGAACAACTCAACAACTTCTTCGTCTTCGTTTTCTATTTCTTCCAAGTATTCTCTTGGTACAAGACCATAGTAACGAATAATCTTAACCTTATCGTCTTGGTATGTTGTGTCTTCCAAGTGGCTAGGATCTAAGTCATCACCTTCGTAGTGTGGTTCAATCGATACTTTACGATAAACACCAGACTCAATACCTTTAACAATCTGATACAAACTAACGTACTCTTCTACTGCAACACCCATTGAGTCATCAATAGCGTCAGCATTAGGATCAATCAGTAAGTTTCTAGGGTTAACCGGCTTGACTTTAACTACAACCTTTTCTTGTTCGGTAACACCAACAGCAGCCATACCCTGTTCTCCAGGCATATTCTGTGTTGTAGGTATACGTTCCATTTCAGTCTTAACTAAAACTTCACCTATACCCGTACCATATATTTCTGCTAGTTTAACAATAGATG